ACCGGATGGCCGCGATTTTTTGGAGGATGCGTGGGACCCCGCAATAAATGAAATTTGAACTGACCAATCACATTGCGCCTGACTAGCCTAGATATTTGTGACTTGGCGACCAAGTTGTGGGCCTATAAAACGACGTGAAATTTCATTTATTGCTTTAATTCAAAATGGTTAAGCGGGATGCCCCATGGCGCCTATCTGCTGGGACCTCTAAGGTATCCCGCTCTACCAATTATACGCCTCGTGCAGGCATGGGCCCAAAATTTGATAAGGCCTCTGCCTGGGTTAACAGGCCCATGTATAGGAAGCCCAGGATATATCGGACGTTGAGAAGCCCCGATGTTCCAAGAGGCTGTGAAGGGCCTTGTAAGGTCCAGTCTTTTGAATCAAGACATGATGTTACTCATGTTGGCAAGGTGATGTGCATTTCCGACGTGACACGTGGTAATGGTATTACCCATCGTGTTGGTAAGCGTTTCTGCGTTAAGTCCGTGTACATTTTGGGCAAGATATGGATGGACGAGAATATCAAGCTCAAGAACCACACCAACAGCGTCATGTTTTGGTTGGTGCGAGACCGGAGACCCTATGGTACGCCTATGGATTTTGGCCAGGTATTCAACATGTTCGATAACGAACCCAGTACTGCCACTGTCAAGAACGATCTTCGTGATCGTTATCAAGTCATGCACAAGTTCTACGCTAAGGTGACTGGTGGACAGTATGCTAGCAACGAGCAGGCGTTGGTTAAACGCTTTTGGAAGGTCAACAACTACGTCGTGTACAACCATCAGGAAGCAGCTAAATACGAGAATCATACGGAGAACGCTTTGTTATTGTATATGGCGTGTACTCATGCGTCTAATCCTGTGTATGCGACATTGAAAATTCGGATCTATTTTTATGATTCGATATCAAATTAATAAATTTTGAATTTTATTTCATGATTCTCGAGTACATCAGTTACATAATGTTTGTTCGTCGCGAAACGAACAGCTCTAATTACATTGTTTATTCCTATAACGCCTAAGCTATCTAAATAAGACATAACAAGTAATTTAAATCTAGCTAAATATCTCTGCCCAGAAGCTCTCATCGAAGTCGTCCAGACTTGGAAGTTGAAGTAGGCTTTGTGGAGACCCAACGCTCTCCGTAGGTTGTGGTTGAACCGGACTTCGATGTGATATATCCTGGTTCTTGTGAATAACGGGTTCTCTACGTGGTGTATCTTGAAAAAGAGGGGATTTGGAACCTCCCAAATAAAAACGGAACTCTCTGCTTGACCCGCAGTGATGCTCTCCCCTGTGCGTGAATCCATTGTCTGCGCAGTTAATGTGTAGGAATATAGAACAGCCACAGTTCAAGTCTATGCGTCGTCGACGAACAGCTCTCCGTTTAGCAATCCTGTGCTGTGCTTTGATAGAGGGGGGCTTCAAGGGTGACGAATTGAGCATTTTTGACCGTCCAAGCTTTTAGTGATGCATTTTCCTCTTTGTTGAGGAAAGATATATAGCTGCTCCCCTCTCCTGGATTGCACAGCACGATTGACGGTATGCCACCTTTAATTTGAACTGGCTTTCCGTATTTGCAGTTTGATTGCCAGTCCTTTTGGGCCCCTATGAGTTCTTTCCAATGCTTTAGCTTTAAGTATTGCGGAGCTATGTCATCAATGACGTTATACTCCACATCATTTGAATAGACCTTGGAATTGAAGTCGAGGTGACCACTCAAGTAATTATGTGGGCCTAAAGCACGTGCCCACATCGTCTTTCCTGTTCTAGAACCACCTTCAATTATGATACTAATAGGTCGTTCTGGCCGCGCAGCGGAACTCCGACCAAAATAATCATTAACCCAAGCTTGAATGTCGTCCGGGACGTTAGTAAAGGAGGAGAGTTGAAACGGAGGAGCCCATGGTTCCGGAGCCTTTTGCAAGAGGCGCTCGATGTTAGACTTGATGTTATGATAACTAACGATAAATGTTTTTGGATCACCGGCTTTTATTATGGCGAGAGCCTCTTGCACACTTGCTGCATTAACTGCGTTATGGTAGACATCGTCCTTATTTGCTTTTGAACCCCCAGATACTTTGTATTGTCCGGATTCACAATAATCACCATCTTTGGCGATGTAATTCTGGACGGCATTGGTGTCTTTGGCCGCCTGAATGTTTGGGTGAAAATTGGTAGACCTTCTGGGGTGAGCGATGTCGAAAAATCTAGCATTCTTGATGTCGGACTCTCCTGATAGTTGGATGAGACAGTGTAAATGAGGGAACCCGTCTGAATGTTGCTCTCTTGCGACACGTATGTATGTGGGTTTGACGACTGACCATGGCAGCGACTGAAGCAACTGAAGAGCCTCATCTTTGGATATGTCGCACTGGGGATATGTTAAGAAAATGTTTCTGGCTTGTAAACGAAAGGAATTAGGGTTTCGTGGCATTTTTGTAAATAAGCCGAGGTACTCCAGCGGAGTCCTCCAGCAACTTGAGTGCTATATGCTGGAGGATTGGAGGACTATATATACTAAAAGGCTCTAGGGTACTCCAGGGGCAAAAGCGGCCATCCGTAATAATATT